TGCTTCATCTACTTCTTGAGGAGCATAAACTTCAGAATATGCTTCCATTAAACCGCGCAGTTCTTTAGGATCCATTTTTACAAATTACTTTTTTAGTTATTTATAAAAAAAGACCCCGAAGGGTCAACCACCAAGAACAGCACTAATACTATCATCAAGGTCTTGAATCACATTACGAATATCAACGACACGAGGAGGAACACTCACCTCATCATAGGTGTATCCTTTCTGAGCATCAAACAGAACTTGGCGAACTGCTGCTGCTGTACGAGCATCAAGTTTAAGTGTTACTTGTTTTTCTTCAGTCACAGGTCTCCCTCCACACGATTTTCAGAACGTTCAATACTAAAAGCACCCTCAGGATAGCGAGCACTTAGTTTCTCAAAGTTCATTTGGATTACTTCTTCAATAGAAATATCAAGTCCAATACACGCCTGAGAAACATACCACAGAATATCACCAAGTTCGCGCTTCAGGTGAAATAGATTTTCTTGGTTTACAGGTTTGCCCTGAAATACAATCTTCTTTACAATCTCAGTAAACTCACCTGCCTCTGCACTCATACCTACAGCAGCAGTAAGCAATCGCTCGGTAGGAAACTCTTGTTCCCGCAGTTCCATAATACGATTGACGAAAGATGTGTGGTCTTTGCTAGGATTAGAGGTAGTGGTATTAACGAATTCGACATATTTGTTTAAATCAATAGTCATTAGAATTTAAATCCCTCAAATGTTTTTTTAGGTTTTTTCTCTTCATAATCATACTCTTCATCCTTTCCATTGTCAAGGATATCTTGCTGAGCTGATTGTTCGCAGTCATAAAGACGCATCTTCGCCCTATCAATACCAATCACAAAACGCTTATGAATGGTAGGGTCATTATAACGATTCTTAAGTTGTTTTACAAGAATCTGTCCAAGTCCCTCAAGTTCCTCTGTAGAAATCAGAGCAAACATCAAGTCGGCAGTAGCAGGAAGTCCAAATGATTCTGAAGTATCAGTTAGTTCCACATCAGAAGAACCATAACCAGAACGAGTTGTCTGAGTAGCACTCACAATCGGAACATTAAACTCTACAGCAAGACCACGGAGTTCTTCTGCAATTGCTTTTACAAAGGTATAAGAGTTGATATTTGCATTTCCACGATAACGAGAAGAGGAACAAATATTCAGATAATCAATGAAGATAATATCTGGGCGGAATGACTTTTTCAGCGCAAGTTCATTCAGAAGAGACTTGAAATGTCCTGCGTGTGCTGAAGCAGTTGGATACTCTTTAATGATTAAAGTGCCCTGTGTCTTTTTCGCAAGGTTCGTGACCTTGTTTTCAAACATCTGCTTCGGAAGGTCCGCAATATCTTGAATCGGGACATTGAGAAGGTTTGCATCAATTCGCTCTGCAATTCGCTCTTCCGCCATTTCAAGAGTGATGTAGAGAACGTTGCGGCCTTGCAATAAGACGGAAGCAGCCACATGGCACATAAAGAGACTTTTTCCGACACCCGTACCAGCCAAAGCGATATTGAGAGTCTTATTAGGTAGACCACCTTTTGTGATTTTGTTAAAGTACTCAAGGTCGAATTCAATTTTCTCTTCCTTCTTATGATAGGACTCATAGCGTTGTTCATAGTCTAGCAGATAATCGTGTCCGATGTGTGTATCGAAGGATACTGCCAGAGCGTCTGATAGAATACTAGGAATACTATCACGATTTTTCTTCTCATCTTTACCATCTGCAATATGGATTGATTCCATAAGTGCAAGGTAAATTGCACGGTCGCGGCACCACTTCTCAGTAGTATCAACTAACCAATTAAATTCGGAAGGTTCATCGCCAAGATAACTAATAATCTGAGAAATCTCTTTAAAAGAAGATTCATTAATATCTTGACGATTTTCTACTTCAATGCAAAGAACTTCTTTCGTTGCTGGTTGATTATATTCTTGGACAAACTTAAGAATTTCTTCGAATACAATCTTTTGATTTTGATCTTCAAAGTATTCTGATTTGATAAAAGGTATTACCTTACGTACATATTCTTCATTGTGTAAAAGGTTTCTAAGAATTAGAAACTCAACCTTCTCCATAACTAAATTCCTTGCGTGCGATTTGATCCAATTGTTCCATTACTTCTTCAGTGAAATAAACCTCAGGTTCCTTGAGAATCTGCTTAGCATAGATTTTCTTACCATCAATTTCATAACGCCCTGCGACATTCTTCCACAGACCGCCAATCTCACCGAGTTCAAGTAGTCCGTAATATCTATCCAGACCGCGTTCATCATAAAAAAGACGAATCTCCACATCTTTGTTTTCTTTACTCAAACGCGACTTAGCAGTCTTAGCTTTGATAATATTGCCGACCACTTCTGTTCCATCCTTTTCTTTCTTTTTGCTGAGATAAATGATCGTACTTGCTGCGTATTTGAGTCCAGAACCTCCCCCCATTTCTTTCGTTGGTACATAAGCTCCGATGACATCGTATGTATGATTTGTGACAAGGAGTGGAACATTTGCTTGACCTAGTTTGAGTGTGAGCATTCGGAAAGCACCTTTAACAAGTTGCGATTTAGTCATATCACGGACTTGCTTGTCGTTTAGTGCATCAGTGATTTCTTTTTCTGTAGAAAGCATTCCTAGAGAGTCTAGCACAAACATACAAGGTTTGCGTTCTTCAACAGGTTTCTTAAGGTAAAGATCTACCGCTTTAAGTGCCTTTCCACGAAACTCTTCAATCGTAACAACATTGACGACTACCAAGCGGGAAGTATCAATACCACGAGACTCTACAAGTGATTTAGTGATAGCAGCCTCAGTGTCAAAGTAGAGACAGTAACCATCGGGATTAGCATCAAGAAAGTTCTTAACCACTGCGAGAGAGAAGAAAGTCTTTCCAGTACTAGACTCTCCAGCAATAGCAGTAATCTTATTCCCAGATACACCACCAAATATACTACCTGAAACAAGTGCATTAAAAATGTATGAGCCCGTATCAACATAAGTTTCTGTTTCGTCAATATCAGATGCTAGTTTGGTGTAATCATCACCAATTTCTTTTACAATATCTTTAAGGAAGTCCATAATTATTTTTTTCTATTAATGTTAAAAGACCACAATTTTGCATATAAATCTGGATGAGAATATTTCAGAAGTTTGATTATAATATCAAGTTCTTTCTGATTTATTGGAAGTTCCATCATACAACCATTCCATATTCTTCTCTAAGAATTTTTTTATAAGGTAACCCTTTTTCTCTAAGTTCTTTCACAAGTTTTAGTTTTTGATAGAGTGCCACATCTCCTCCAAGGTGCATTGCACTTACAATTGTATTCAGTTCGTCGTCATTAATAGGCAAATCCATCAAGCAAAAAAGGAATCAAGGTTTACAGTTTTTTCTACAGACCACCCAATTGCATCAAGAATAATCTTGAGTGGCTCTAGAAATGCTTTCTCAAATTGTAGTTCATAGTCTATGTATTTGTCAAGATTAAGTTCCTTCGGAAACTCTTGAATGAAAGAAATAATATTCTCGTGAATAGTATTTGGTTTCTTTAAATAGATAAACTTAATCTTCTCCCCATTTTGAATAAGGGAGTATTTGTTGGTTAATTTATTTTCTTTAATATAATGATTAAAAAGTAGTGCTCCACGAACGTGAATGGGTGTTCCTTTTATGTAAATATCAGATGAAGACTTATACTTCTGAACGTCGGATGCTGAACGTGGAAATGAGATTTGCTCTGGTGGAAGCGACTTAAATTCCTTACGTGCGTTTTCAATAAAATTAATTACATCATCTTCAGTTCCACTCATCATCATCTTAAGAGCATCCTTAATCATTTTACGACAAGGTGCAGGAGTGGAAGATTTAACAGCTTCAATACCCATCATTTTTAGTTTGGGTTCTTCATAGCGAACTCCTTCACTATCCCAAACATTAAGAATGTATCTTTTCTTAGCAGTCCAGATTCCACGGTCAGCAATGTTCTCCCGTTTCATCTGCATCTTCTGGTCGTATGCATTTACATAGTCAGCCAGTTCTTGGTAAGAACTTTCAATATACTTTTCAAGTTCCATCGAAGCGACCTTATCAAGGAACGTGACAATGCTCTCAGTAGTTTTCTCTCTTCCTTTGAATACACGTTCAACCACAGGACCCATATTAAGATAGATAGAATCAGTATCTGAAGCAATAACATAATCTACATCCTCCGTCTTAAGAAGTTTATTTAAATAAGAATTCATCTTACCTTCAATCCATCGAATTGAAACTTGGCCGCTTAGAGTGATTGCCTCTGCATTTTCAAGTTTGTAGTATCGAAAATACTGATTACCAATCGCACCATAAGCAGAGTTAAGAGAAATCTTTTTTGCCATCTGAATATTATTGCAGCGGGCAATCTCTTTTACCAATTCTTTATTCTTGGTTTTCTCATACTCTTTCTTTGCCTCAATCATCTTCTTTTTGAAGATAACACGGTCCTGATACATCTTTTCCATTAGTTCAGGAAGAAATCCACGAATGTCCTTTCTGAACATTGCACCATTCGCACAGACTGCATAATCTTTATACAGTTCAAAATTAATAGTTTGATTAAGAATTTTATCAACACTTGCTGTTGGGTGTTTTTCATCTACCAGAGTTTCTGGTGAGATGTTGTATTGCATAATGAGGTGTGGATACAGTGAGTTAAGGTCAAAGTTCACCACCCAATCATATCTACCAGGAATTGGTTCTTTTACATATGCGCCAGCATACTTTTCGTTCTTCTGGGACCTATTTCTTGGGGGAATTACAATGTCTCTTTTCTTAAGGTAGTTGTAGATAATATTGTCCCACATACGAACCTGATAAAACACATCAGCATAGTTTACCTTTGCATCATAAGCCATAGTAAGGGCAAGTTCAATCAATTTCATCTTGTCTTCCAAACGGTCAACAAGTTCCACGTCAACGATGTTATATTCAATAAACTTTTGCCACCCTTGAGTATAGAAGTCTTTAAAGGTATCAAACTCAGAGTGGTCTAGTTTCTTCTGCCCCAACTCCACTTCAGCAATATAATCAAGGCGATAAGATTCCTGTGCTTTATAAGTAAACTTCTTATAAAGGTCAAGATAATCAAGTTGAGTCAATCCACCAACATCAAATGTTGTGTGCTTACGACCGTTGATAAAAATCTCACCTTCAGTCACAAGCCCCCAGTTAGAGAAACGTTTCATCAGTTTCTCACCAAGAACACGATTAAGGCGCTTACAGATGTATGGAATATCATACAGTTGAATGTTCCATCCAGTAATTACATCAGGAACATCAATCATCCAATAGTTGATGAAGTTATTCAGAAGCTCATATTCACTGGGGCAATGGTGATAAGTAACATTGCTCTGCTTGTTGTTGAAGGGTTTAACTCCCCAAGTAACAATTTTTTTAGTGGTGTAATCCTGAATAGTAATCGCAAGGATTTCTTCAGAACAAGATTCTACATCGGGGAATCCTTGCTCTGAAGCAACCTCAATATCAAGAGTTACAAGTTTAATTTTAGAAATATCAAACTTGATTTCATCCTCTGGATATTTTTCGGAAATGTATTGATAGATGTATCTGTCGTTTCCATAGATTTCAAATCCATCAATCTCATCATATTTTTTATAGAACTCGCGGCAATCTTTTACCGTTCCAGGATTAATCGGTTCTACTGCTTCTCCACTTAATGTCCTATACTTAGAATCTTTTTTTGTCTTTACAAAGAGAGTCGGAAAGAACTCATCCCTTGTCTCAAATCTTTTACCATTTTCTACTCCACGAACCAAAAACTGGTTTCCAATCAACTGAACATTAGTGTAAAAGCTTTGCGTCATTCTTTAATTAAATCCTCATATTTTTCAAGTAGAGTGGGAGTTGGGTCGGCAAGAGTAAGAATCTTATCCGAACTCATCATAAACGTATCTTCTTTAGTGTATCCGCATAGAAAGGGTTCTAATGTTTGGTCCTTTCTAACAACAAAAGGTTTAATAAGTTTGCAGTCTGGTTCACCAATATCTGCACCCACTTCTTCAATCTGACTAATTAAAATTAGATCATTCGTTAATGCTATTATCTTGATTGGTTTTCCCATCGTTCAGAACATCCTCCTCATACATTTTTAATAATTGATCTATTGGATCAACAAGTGTGATTACCCAGTCAAGAGAAACTGGAATTTTCGTATCTTTAGTAAGAACAATCCAAGGTGTCAGTCTAATTTTTATAGAATCTACCTTTTCATTATCAGCATCCTCTTCCCTAACTTTCATTTTGATGCTGCAAGGTTTGTTGAAGATATATCCAATAACCTTATCTTCAATAACCATTTCCTGAATATCTGCAATAACATCTTCTCCAGATTTCAAAATAGCAAGTTTTACAGTCATAGCAATTTCATACCTCCTAACATTCTACCAATAAAAAAAGGAGGAGTCAACCTGGATTTTGCCAGGTGCTCCTCGCGCCGACGATATTCAATTATATTTATAGATAGTCTTTACGCTTGTGGTGGTCTGGAACAATTTTCTTCAAGTTGACAGAGAGGAGTCCATCTTCAAAGGACACATCTGCGACTTCTGTATCATCTGCAATTGTCCATGCTCTCTTGAAAGATCGCTGAGCCAGTCCCTTATGGACGTAGTTGGTGTCGGATTCCTTATCCTCTTTTTGTCCTTCGACAAATAGTTTCCCATCTTGTGTATAGACATAAACCTCCTTCTTCTTAAATCCAGCAAGTGCAAGTTCAAGTCTTGATTCTACGTTGCTTACTTGAACTAGGTTATATGGGGGATAATTGGAAGTTGTTTCGTGAAGATGAAACAGACGGTCAAAATATTCATCCAATCCAATGCTATTGCGAGTAATCCTATCCATCAAAGCAGGAAGGTCCGCAGCAGTATAACGTGCAAGGTTAGTCATTATTGTAGCTCCTTAAAAAGCGAGTTTGTGTTTTGTGGACCCTTACGGCATCCAATACTAATTATACAAGATACGAAAAAAAGAGGTGTCGGCAAAACCGAACCTCTTTTTAGGGTGTTCCGACTTTTGTAGAGTGCCGCACGAATGGCACACCAGTATTTATTCGGTTTCTACTGCCTTTCCTTTCTTACCGATATTATACTTTTGCTCCAGAATCCAATCACCCTTGTCCTTATATGCAAGAACTTTAATTTGGTTAAGTGGTGCAATATCAGTTACAGAGTCTTCCTTAACAACCGTAATCAGTCCCCAGTCAGCTAGAAGACGAACGATACGATTGCGACGCTGAACGTCATTCACAGTAAGGTTTGCGTGCTTACCATCAAGGGCAAATAGTTCCTTAAAGTGAACGATAAAGTATCTACCTTGCTTATGCAGAATGTGGCAAGATTGATAGAGTTTTTTCTCCTTTCTCGATGCAACTCCGATGCGCGTCAAAGTTTCACGAACTTTCAGAAAGTCATCAGGTTCATTAAGAATTACTTCTACCATTTGGTCCTGAGACCATTCAACAGTAGGTTCTACCGTAGTAGTCATTTTGTTCCTCCAATATCAAGTCGTTTTTTAATAAAAGTAAGTTGTTCTTGTGTCAGGATTTTCAGTGCTTGAGATGCTTTTTCATTACTATAACCATAGTATTGTTTTACACATTCTAAGTCTTTGACCTTATCCTTTCGGAGCCAGGGAGAAAATCTCTTCCGTTTCCTAAGAGTATTTAGATAAAACGAATATTGCATATCTTTGTCAAGTTGATGGTGCATATTCATCTCATTGGCATACATCACACAATCAATGTGGCCCGACAGGCAACGATTGACGATATATGGAGGATAAGAAGAAATATCTTCCGATAAATCTTCTTTTGTAAAATTAACTGAGTTTAACCAATCTTTAAGTTCGTAAGTCATCGTATAATTTGAATGTCATCATCATCAGTCCAAAGTTCGACCTTAGTTCTAAACCTACCTTCTTCCTTGAGTTTTTCGTAACGCTTAGTTGCTTTCTTCTTCCACCAAGAAACAATATTTTCCAAGTAGAACTTATCCCAATTTGGACCACGAACAAGTTCTTCTTGTTCGCCAAGAATTACTTCTCGAACATTGGAATACCCATATTCACAAATATAAAATCTTTTCTTTTGAGTGAGAGCAAATGCAGCATCAATTACTGCATTAAACTCAGCAAGTTTTTCTTTATCTTGAAGCGAATTGCGAATGATAGAAATCATTTTTGTCTGTCGCTTCATCTTTTTTGACGACGCTTTATTGTCAGTAAGAGGAGTATTGTTGTTAAGAAGAGTAAATCTATCATGCAAAGTGTGAAATGCTTCGTCGTGAAGAAGAGGAAGAAACTTACTTTCGGTAAGACCTTTGTATCTCATAAATGGTTTCAAACCATCATACTGAGATGCATCTGTTGTTGAACCATACAGTGATGTAGTTTCAAACAAAGCAATATCCTTCTCAAATACTTCATTGAGAGTTTCTCTCGCATAATGAGAGCAGCAAAGAAGTGCAAGAAGTTTTCCACCAAGATAATTGTATCCAAATGGTTGAGATGGGACAATCACAAATCCCATAGCTGCATGACGATTAAAGATAGAAAGATTGGGAACTTTACCCAACCATTCATTTCTTGGTTTTGAGTTAATAGTTGGAGAACCAAAACGAATAAAACCAAGAACTTTACGGGTATTCTTTTCGAACACCATCCAGCGAAGTTCTCTTCCAGGAATATTCGACTCATTGTTATGAGAAGATACTGCTCTCAAAAGAGTATTATAATGTTCCTGGGGGAGTGCTTGCTGAAATCTATCACCAATGAACTTAATATCAAACTCCATTTCTTCAGGGTGAATATCTTCATTGAAGAACTCATCTTGAAGTGGCGCAAGTGTATTAGTGCTCTTAATAACTTCTTTCTTCACAAAACGCAGATAGTCTTCAATATTTCCCATCTGAGAGAAATACTTGATAAACTCATCTGCAGCCCACTGAGCATCTTGTTCAGAAATAATCATTATCAAACAATCAACTTTTTACTTGGAGATTTAATTAAAGAAAACATTTGTTCATATTGCTCAACAATTTGTTCCTGTGCTTCTGAAATATAAACAATATAGTTTTTAGTAATTTCCAAATCCACATCTTTATCTTTTAGAAGAGGAGACCATGGGGCAAATCCCATTTGTCCGTTTCCTGTAGGAATAGCTACGATAGGATTACGAATAACAATTCTATCCTCTAAATCTCCAACTAGGTCTGCGATGACATCTTCACCAGACCACATACGAATTAGTTTTACATTCATTTGAATTCACACTCCACCATTAGTTCAGTTAGTGCCGCAAGAATATTAATTTCTTGGTCGGCAACAAAGGCAATTTGATATTGGTATTTAGCTATAATTAAAACTGCTGCTGGAATAGAAGCAGGGACAAGGGCATCATAAAGAGCATCATAAACACGACGAAGAATAACCGAAGAGTCATTATCCAAATTAGAAGTGACCCACTTGCGGACTTCTGTAAAGTTCTTTTCTTTTAGATACTTAATCAGTTCATTTACAGAAACGTCTGAGAAAGATGCAAGAATGCCCGCGTCGATTTTTCCTCCCGTAGAATATCTTTGGATTTCGTTGAGGACCCTACGAAAATCTGGGAAGTGTTTTGTAACAAGTTCCGCAACGACTTTTTCATCGTACTCAATCTTTTCCGCATCCAGGATTGATTGAAGTCGTTGGAAGAAACTACCTGCAAGTTGAACTCTTTGCTTTCCCTTGATTGTGAAGTCGATGACGGCACATCGGGAGTGAAGAGGTTCAATAATTTTGTTCTTGTAGTTGCAGGTGAAGATGAATCGGCAGTTGTTATAAAATGCCTCAATATTCGCCCGTAATAGGAGTTGTACGTCGTTGCCCGTGTTGTCAGCTTCATCGATGATGATGACTTTGTGTTTAGAAGATCCCGTAAGTGAGACGGTCGAAGCAAAGTTCTTTGCTTGGTTTCGTACAGTATCCAGGAAACGCCCTTCGTCGGATCCGTTGATAACATAATAATCTGCCCCCAGTTCATTACATAGTGCTTTTGCAATAGTGGTTTTACCAATACCAGGAGGGCCTGCAAGAAGAAGGTTTGGAATCTCACCCTTCTCTACAAACTCCCTAAAAGTTTTTTTAGTTTCATCGGGAAGAATACAATCCTCAATTACCCGAGGACGATATTTCTCCGTGAGAAGAAATTCACTTGACATAATAAAAAAAATTATTGAAGATTAATAGTTAAAGAAAGTTTTTTATCTGTGCATTCTACAACACTATGCTCAGTTCCTGCAGGAATAATCGTAGTATTATTTTCCATATGAACATAATTGCCATCGATTTTCCATATACATTTACCATAAATCATTTTTACAATAACATCATAATTATGAGTATGTGGTGGAAAACTAACTCGATGAATGTTAGACCCCTTAGAAAAATAAAAATTTGCGTGAGATTTTTTGCCTAAGAACTTAGATAATTTGCAATCCAGTTCTCTAAGTTCATTAGAAAGATCTAAAACATCACTTAAAATAGATGTAAATCCACAATCATACTTCTTTTTCCATTCATCATACAAAAAAATTCCAAAATTATTAAATATTTCACCAGTAAAATTTACATCATATTGTGCTATAACTTCTATAGATGGAGCACCATATGAGTTTTTATGAGGCCATCTATTGGTAATTTTCAAAAATTCTAAAATATCATCTTCACTTAAACAAATTTTATGGTCATCAATTACCAAAGCAAGTTGAGATAAAAGGTCATTCATAATTAAAAAAATAATCAAATCCAATCAGGTTTGCGTTGTGGCATACGAAGATAGTTTTCAGACACCCAAGGTTTGGATGCAATATACCTCTTGTATGCTTCAAATGTATCAATAGTATCGTCAAACTTCCATTCCTCAGGCATAGCACGAGCAAATGGAGTCACTTCCGTAATCTTACCTTTAGGAAACAAGTAATATGCATCCACAAGGGTCTTATAACAGGAGTGAGTTTTATTATACCGCAGGCAATACTCATCGGACAAGTTCAATCCCCACTTAATCAACCAGTAAGCATTGTGGATACTCTCCAGTGCCCACTTAGTACAGGGATGATTGCGGAATGCTCCTTTTTCGGTCTTGTAGGGGGTTGCATCTGCCTTAGGAAGAGTGCCGTAACCGTGTCCCCACTTCTCTGATGCCACGATAGAGAGCATTTGACAGCACTCTAGGGGCATCTTGACAATGTGTTTGTCGGGGAGGCAAATGGCACTCTCAGCAGGCCAAGGGGAAGTGACAAAGATGTTCATCAACCAAAAGTAGAATCAGGCTCCAGAGCAATATGATAAGTCACATCAAATGAAGTATTCTTAAATCGTGACAGAAGTTTACTTGAGATGACCACCTCATAGTTTCCAGGGAGAATTTTGATGTTCTCTACCTTGAAATTAAAGGAGAACACTTCATCAGTTTCGCCAACAACCACAGAGAAATCATTGGAGGTATCGTTCTTCTTATCACGAACAACGAGTTTCACCACACCTGCTTCACCAACCACAGACAGGTCAGGAAGTTGATAAACAGCAGCAGCCTTAAGCAGTTTATCAAGTTCTTTGGTATCAAGAAGGAAACAAACATCTTCAGAAGGAAGAGAGATTTCTTTATCAGGAGGAGTGATAATTACGTTAGGGTCAGCAAAGAAATACTTAGAACGAGACTTGCCTTCTTTAATAACCACATAACCATCGTTCTGGAAATCAAGTTCTGCGTTCTGATGAAGATTGAGACCATTCAGAAACTGGTTCAAATCATAGATACCAAAATTCTTAGGGAGTTCTTCTTCAATTGTTGCCTCTGCAAGAATGTTCTTCATCACAGAAATTGTGCGAAGTGTATTTCCTTCCTTAAACAGGATGGATTGATTGATAGAAGAAAAGTTCTTAAGAAGAGTCAGAGTTTTATCAGAGAGTTTCATAGTTTTGTCTTGGATTTTCATAATCAACGGAATTCAGTCAGACCATTATTGATCCGAGAATAATGACCATCAAAGTGAAGCAGAAGCATAGCATAATGGATGACTTTCATCAAGTCACGCTTGTTACGTCCATCTTTGTCACCATAACGACTTCCATACTTAAGAATATTTGCTTGACAAAACCCAGCGGCAAGTTTCTTCGCTGCCATCAAGTCAATAGTTTGGATGTCGTTATAACCATCCTCATCTCCACAGTAGTGACCGTGATAAGTGCTGGTTACATAATCCTGAATGTCTTTCAGAATTTTATCTTCATTATATTTCCAAAGATGATTGGTTGGTTCAGTCATAGTAAATTGTTTTTCAACACGAATTGTATCTGGTTCAGAACCAGTGGATACAAGCCACTCGGTTCCAAGTGTATCAGTCAGAGAATAAGGATACTCGTCCATAATAAAAGGGGGGAGATAGTTTTACCTCCCAACATCATATCAGTTATCTTGAGATTCGTCAACAGGAAGTTGGAAATCAGCATCTACCTTATCATAAAGTTCGATAAAAGCAGTTTTAGTTTCATCATCAAATCGTGCGGTGCAAACATCGATGGCCTTTGCTTTGTTACCAAAGATGCTATAGGCACGAACGATATGAACCAAACGGCGAGTGCTGATAATTTCCTCAATACCACCATCATAGAATGTCTTGCGGATAATATCTGCCCAGTCTACAAGACGCTTGCAGAATTCACGGTCTTCTACTCCAAGGTCCAGAGCAACACCCTCAAGGATTTTCTGTTCGGTTGAGGGATTGGGATAAGACTGTTCGAAGGTCACAGGGAAACGCTCTAGGAATGCCTCATTAAGCACATTGGTGCCGATGAAGCGGCCGTCATCAGAACCCTTACCCTTAGTGTTAGCAGTAGCAATCACATTGAATCCAGCAGCAGGTTTTACCCAACGGCCAATTTTCTTCAGGAAGACACCCTTTCCTTCAAGGATGGATTGTAGGCACAGAATCTTGTTGCTAGCGAGGTCGATTTCGTCAAGAAGCAGGATTGCTCCTCGCTCCAATGCCTCAATGACGGGACCGTTGTGCCAAGCAGTATTCCCATCAACAAGGCGGAAACCCCCGATAAGATCGTCTTCATCAGTTTCAATAGTAATGTTTACGCGAATCAATTCACGCTTAAGTTGAGCACAAGCTTGCTCCACAGAGAACGTTTTACCATTACCCGAAAGACCCGTAATAAACGTAGGGTAAAAAAGACGGGACTGAATAATTTTCTTAACATCAGCGAAGTTACCAAAGCGGACGAAGGTATCATCTTTTTCAGGAATGAGATTTTGTTCTACATGAGGAACCACAGAAGGTGCTTGGAAAGTGCGTTCGATTTCTTCTACTTTTTGTTGCGTCACTTCAAGGTTCCATTTGCCACGACCAGTTTTAAAGTCATCAATTTTCTTAGTTACCGTCTGATAGTTTGCATCATTCATATTACACCAAGCACGAATATCTGCGCTGGTAATATTATTACCATAAAGTGCTTGCAGAGAAGTGCGGATGTAATCGGAGGAGAGTGCCATGTGCGTTTCGTTTTAACATAGCCATTATAGATCAAAAAGGGCCTCTAGGGCCTCCCAGTGGTCAGTTCGCCAACTGGTTCTTGAGTTTCTCAAGGTAGTCAGCACTAGCAATATGACCTGTATAACCAGGATAGTATTTCTCAATCAGTGCAGGGATGCCTAAAGCAGTAGTTGCACTATTACATTTAACCCAAATTTCTTTGGTATCGTATTTAACGACGTGTTCAAGTGGGAATTTAGTTTTCATAAATCAATCAAGTTCTCCAAGGGCCTTTGCTTTACGTACTTTATTTGCCCGCAACTTACCTCCAGGATAGTTTCTCTCATCGTTACCTTCAAAATCAGGATCCACATTTGCACGATGTCTTGCCGCTCTCTCTGGAGATGCTTTATCGGCATGAATACCTGCCCTGCGAAGAGGAGATGTCTTTTCTGCTTCTCTTTTATCTTTTTGCTTCTGGCGACTTCTTTGCTTTTTGAAGTCTTTCATAGTCATACCTTCTGCTATGACCATAAACTCTTGGAATGTCTTCATGCTACCAAAGAGATAAATTCTCCCAATACTTTTTTATTTAGTTTCTTGGTCTTCAGAGATTTTACAAAAGCAGTTTTGATTTGAGATTTAGTAGCATCTTCAGCAACCTCAAACTCAGAATCTTGAGCTAGTGCAGTTGCTGACATTCCAAAGTAAGCATCATAACCAGAATTCGTAATAGTAAAACTACGAAGTTTCTTCCAATCACTTTGGATTTTTTCCCATTGTTTGTCGGTTTGAGAGTGATAAAGTTGAATAAATCGGATTGCAGAACGAGATTCCAGAACACGAATACCAATAAAGTTAGTAGAAGGAAAACTATCCTTCAGGTTACGGAGAAGAGTATCCGTGAAAGCATGATATCCATATCCAACTTTATAAGTGGTTCCAAGTTTACGGTCACGTAAGAATGTAGTATCAGCATAAACATAACCAGTACCAAGAACTGGTTTTTCAGAGTAAGAACGACGAACTTCTTTATTATAGACAAGTTGATTTGCCTCACCGTCAGTCAAAACAATACACTGAACTTTTTGAACTTTATTCTCCTTCTGAAACTTAGGGAGAATCTGGTGAAGAGAAATAAGTGCCTCATTTAGAGGAGTGCCTGAAAGAGCCATCCTATTTGAATAGGTATAAGGAGAGGTAGAATACCGAGCAAAACAAAAAGCAAGACGCCAGATATTCAGAAGTTGATGTTCCAATTCCTTACCATTAACTTTACTTGTAAGAATGTTCATCATTGAGAAAGTTTCATCTACAACTAGCAAACTTTCTTTCCTTTCGTAATGAGGAGTACGGTCTGCAGGAAGAAACTGGTCGGTTTGATAATCATATTCACCACGACGCCATTCATTAGTGAAAGCATAAACCTCAAAAGGAATAGAAACCTTCTTACAGAACCATACAAGATTAAAGAGTTGCTTACAAGTATCAAGCATAACATCTGACATAGAACCACTCCAGTCAAGCACAAATACCAGACCATGATTCTTACCGTCAGGAATCACAGAAACCTTTTTAAAAAGGTCTTCATTATATTTGTAAGTGTGAAGACGAGCAGTATCGAGAACACCAGTGCGAGAAGTTGTTGCACGGGCATACTGGTCTGCAGATTTACGACACTCAAACTCCTTTACCAAGTAACTAACTTCTTTTTGAGCTGAAGACTTAAACTTCTTAAACTCAGTATCACATTCTTTATAAAGATTTACTGGAGCAAATTCCTTATCCTTAGCATATTCATTATGAAGTTTCTGCTGATACTCAAATGAATGATTGATTTCAGAATGAACATCGGAGTTCTTGGCAATAACAGTATTGAGATTTAATTTAGGAACTTCAACATAGATATTTTCATATGCCTCATTTCCAACAAGATTACGAATCTTTTCTTCTAGAGAATCTGCAGTCCGAACTTCAGGTTCCTCTTTCTCTTCAGTAGAATTTACTGGAGTTTGTTCTCCCTGAGCCGTACCACCATAAGAACCTTCATCCTCCCTAGGTTGGGAGTTTTCACTCTCACCATCTTGTTCTGAAGAGGAGTCATTATTCTCTACAATTTCATTAGCAGGGGACTGAGAATTTCCTTGTTGCTGATGAGAATCAAAATCAGCAACCTTTTGTTGTTGTTCTTTTTCTTTCTTACAATACTTATAGAGTTCTTCTGCAGCAATCAAAACATCAGAAAAAGTTTCAGATGAAGTAATCAGACTGAGGATTTCCTGTTCTTCTGGTTTGAAATCCAAAGTGATAAAGTTTCCAACCTTGAAGTAAAGATTTACACGGTCAGCAAGATTAAAACTTGAAACATCTTCATCCTCAATCTGAAAGAAATCATCTTCGTTCAGTTCTTTGTATCCGTTGAAGAAAGTTTTAGCAAGTCCTGCATACTTGCGCTTCATCAGTTTCTCTACACGGGCATCCTCAACCACATTCACAAACTGAGGAGGAACCTGAACTTTATCCAACCAATCCTCATCAGGGGTGAAGAGGGCGTGGCCCACTTCATGACCCACCAGAAGGTCATAGACTGTATTGCTTGCCTTCTCCCACAGGGGAAGTGTCAGAACACGAGTATGGACGTTAAAGCAGGCAGTAGAGACCTTCTTGTGCTCCACCACCAAATCCTCAGTGGCAAGCAGTTTGGCAAGTTGAGATTTGATTTCGTGGCGAACGGGCATTGGTTTCGTTTCGTATGTGGCCATAATAAAACGAAAGGTCGCCTTTTGAGCGACCCATGTGCTGCTTTTTAAACTGGGCTAGTCGTGCTTTTGCTTGCCTCAGTGCTTGCGGTTTAAGTTTTCGTTTCTGAGGTTTCCCAGAGTTGTGTTTCCAGTTTGGGACTTGCATTGTTCTTTGGTGGTTCAGGCCACCATACGTGAAAAACCTTTGACTTTCTCAAACTTTATGACACTCTCAAATCTGTCCTCTAGTCCAGTTTTATGGGAGATGACAAAGATGTTAGCATCTTTAATCACATAACGAATAATCTTAAGGAACTCTTCGGTTCCAAATCCATCAAGTGAAGAATCAAACACCTCATCCATAATCAGAAGATTTGTATTAACTGAGTTCTTCATTCTTGCAACTTCCCTCCAGGTGAAAAGAAGTGCCAGATCAATTCTCATCTTTTCACCTTCACTAAAGGAAGCATATGAGAAATCTTCGTGAATGGGAGACTGGACGGTTTCGTTAAACTCCTCATCAAGAGTAAAGTTAATATAGAAGTCCATCATTTGCAAGTAGCGATTAACTTGCTGAT